CGATAGTTGTAGCGGCCATAATTTTGTATCCTTTCTATTGTGTCAAGTTTATGTTATTCCAAACCGATCCTTCTTTTAAGCATAGCCCAAGCCGTGCTGAAAATTGCGCCACCCACAAGCCCTGCCAGCCAGAGTTTTGTTTTGATGCTGTGGGCATCCTCTTCCAGTCTGCGGGTGCGGTTGGCTAAATCGCCAAAGTTGCTCATGGAAAGTGTAATCATTTCGTGAAGCTGGATTTGTCTTTGTTCCATCCGGGCAAGTCTTTCCCGAATGTCTCCTATGCTCTGCTCCTCACTCATAACTCTACGGCCTCGTCAGCGATGACTAGGTAAGGCTCGCCATTACGAATCTCGGCTTTGATAAAGCCTTCTTGTAGAAGATAGTCCAAGGCATTCAAGATTTCTTCCTCGGTGTAACCTTCTAACTCGTCTGGCTCAACACGCTTCACAAACCCTCTGATAGTTCTGCGGGAGTCACTTTGGCCGCATCTTCAGCCGCTCCCATATCGCTATAAATTGGGAGTATCTCGTTTTTATATTTTTTAGAACACGCAGAAAAAAAACAAAAAATAATAATAAAAATTATATTTATCATTTTAATAAACATTCCATTTTGCATTTAGATAAGATTCATCAGATTCCCTTGTGGCTGTTCCAAGTGCGCTATTGTACATAATAAGCTCTGCAAGATTAAACTTTGCGCTTAAATAAATATTGCCAGAGGCCATTTGTCCTCCGATTCCCCATATCCCGCTTGTTGCGTTTGTTGTATTATATGCAGTTGGATCTTCTGTTCCAATCAGCGCTCCATTTTTATAAAAGAAAACTTCAGAGCCTGTGTTTATAAGAGAAATTATGGCAGTTTCAGTTCCAGAAATTGTGCTACTTTCAATATTTGCTTCGCCAACAAGATTTTTTCCAACCATTGCGGCAAAGTTTCTGTCTGGATTTGAATAACCCCCAAATGTAAATCCTAATTCAAAGGAGCCTGATGCCCCATCTGGCAAAAACCATCTTTGTGCGTCACCCGAAGCAATTTCGGAACTATTGGCCTTTAAAACTGCAATTATTGAAGTTGGTGAATCGTAGCTTATTGAATAAAAATTAGGAGTAACAAGAAGTTTTGTATCATCATCATCCTTAAATCTAATTGTGGGAAGTGAGTTAATTGAATTATCCACCCACAATGGTTCATATCCTGTATCAAAAGGCGTTACATCGTTTCCATTTCCGCTTTGATCCTCCCAAAGAGTTACTAAATCACTTCCATCATAAGTAACCCCAACATCAGCTTTTAGCCAAAGTATTTTTTCGCTAGGGGTAGGAACATAGGGTGGCACAAACAAATTTGAAAACTGCGGGAAGAACGGCATTTTAACCGCCCTTTAGAACATAGTTGGTTCCTGTGACCGAAGAAATAATGCTTACAATTCCCTGTGGAACGCTTGTTTCCCAAGCAAATCCCTGTCCGGCTGAAAAATAAATGCTATTGAGAGTGGTGGCAGTAGCTCCAATATTTAGAAACATTTGACCTGTTGTAACTTGAGCCAAAAGATAAGAACGAGTTGTTGTATTAATTGCAGTTACAGCAGAGCCAGCCGTTACAACTGTTCCAGAATAGTCAGTCCAAGTTGGCTTTGGGAGCGATCCGATGGTGACGGAGTTGCCGACTGTGACTGTTGTAAAATAAGCTCTTACTGGAAGCGGATTAGCAACATTAATTTGTCGAAATTCTGGCTGTTCTGCTATTGCATCATTAAATACAATAGGAAAACCCGGAACTAGAGTGGAATTATCGGCTCCGGTTGCATTTACTAACCCAGAAGCTGTTACAGTCCCCCTTACCCCAATCGTTACGGTATTTAAGTTTGTATTGTTTAAATTCGCCGTCACCGTGCCGGAGATGGTTTGGGTGGCGGGGAAGTTGGAGATCGAAACAACAGAGCCGGATACCGCACTCCGCATATCCGTGATGGCTTGAGAGCCGAGGGACACAACGGTATGGGCGGGAATATGCGCTCCCGCCAAGACTACGGTGGATAAAGTTGTGGCTGTCTGATTTCCGTCAAGAATGGGGAGTGCCATATCTGAATATCCTTTGTTAAATTAGGGGAATATACATGGAGTTGCGATGGTCGGAGAAGTCCAAGGAAGCCAAGTAGGTTGGCGATGCTGGGGTGGGCGTGGCGTATATATTAAGGGTTAATCCCCTTTGCCATGCTCTTTTTGGGGTTCGAATGGATGGAGTCTGGTTGGTAATCCTTGCCATGTAGATCAAGACTCCATTAGCCACATTGTTTAGCTTGGCCGCCAAGGTGGGGGTTTCCTCATAGAATGCCTCGAAGATATTGCAGTATTCCCCATCAAAATCCTCTTGAGTGATCTTTGTGGCCGTGTCGGAATAGTCCACCGCCACACTCATGTCATAAACGCCTGTATAGTTGCCAAGCATTTGATTGCTTACATCAGCCTTGATGGTCACATAGGGGAACAGTCTCCCGCCCTTGCGATTGGAGGGATAGACATTTAACCCGGCCACGGACGACAACAAGTCCGCAACGGCATTCTCAACATAGTAGGTGATCGATTGGCTCATTTCTTGGCACTCGCTTGGATGCTTAAATTGATATCCCGCTTCCAAGTCCTATTGGTCGCAACGATGCTTCCTGTTTCTGAGTTGATGGAAGCCTTATAGACCGTCACATTTGAATGGGAAGTCATGTACGAAGCCAAGGTTGGCGACTGGTAAAGCTCCTGCACGATGGTTTCAAACTCATGGTCAAACCCAGCCCTGCTGGTAGTATCTGCTTTTGAGGTGTAGGAGAGATTGGCAGATAGCCCAAAAACGCCTGTAAATGGCCCTAGAACCTCGTTTGTGATGGTGGCCTTGGCGGTGACATTCGGGAGCAATCTGGCCGTGTCCCTTTCGCTTGTGTAGCTTGTTACCCCCGCCGCACTAATGGCGTTGATTAGGGCAAGCTCAACTTCCCTCTCGATGGATGCCATGACTAGGTTGTGATTTCGGCCAGATCGATGGAATAGGAAAGGCCGTCTGGGCTGATCGAGTAGCCACTCACCATGCGCTCCACCCCGGATACCGTGCAGAGCGTTCCAATCGAAGGGACAGAAATAGCCGATGCGCTGACCACCATGTTTTGAGTGATGCGGAAAACCTCGCCGCCCACATCAAGTTCAGAGGCATTCGCAAGATCGGTCACGCTGGCAGATGCCGTGTTCGTTCCAAGCCCTGTCACAGCAGTCCACAGATCGCCGATCATGTAGGTTAAATCAATGCCAAAATAGGAAGTTTGAATCGTGCCGCCCATGCCCTTTGGGAAGTGTCAATCAGCCATCACCAAGCCGTCAAATTGCCAAACATTCTGAACTTCATGCGCCCCTCGTTCCCTATAAAACATGGTCTCTTTCCCACGCCTTACAGCAGAGGCAAGGATGACAGGCGAGCTATTGACCGCCCAGAATCCCTCGGCATCCCTTATGACTTTTGCCATATCCATAATTGTCGGAGCCGTGTAGCAATCCAGTCCATTGATCTTTACTTCCGGGGGACAAAGCACAAAGAAGTCTTTCTCGCCCATCTGCTTTCTTGCTTCCACGATGATCTCGATTGGATTCCTTTTGTCGCTCTGACTGATGCCAAAGGGAGCCACTAGGTTGTACTTTTCGGGCATTCCTTGAATGCGCTCTGGTTCCAGTTTGTCCAATATAATGTTGGTCTTGTCTGCTTCTTTAATCTCTGGATGGCTATATACAAAATCATGCCATGTCTTTTTGCTTTTGATAAAAGCCTCGTAACGGTTGGGCCAGATTTCAAGATCGATAATGTCCCCTTGGCGATGCCCTGCTTTTACATAGGAAGTCATCTCAAAAACGCCGTGATACTGGGCATAACAGTCAATGAATACTTCATGGCCTTTGTCGGCTAGATACTTGGCGGCTGGCAGGCAACGAAGCACATCGCCGAGCCTTTGTGAGTATTTGATTGTTTTAGCAGTCATCCGCAACGCTCTTGTCGTGCAGGAATGGGAAGTAGTTGGCGAGCCTTACCGGGCCACTTGTCTTTTGTAGCTCTTCCCATCCTTCGACCAATCCCTTGTAGCCATAGAACGATTCCTTAAATTCTGCCTGTTCCTTGGTTGCGTAGGCGTAGTGATCGAACACCAGTCCCATTGCCTCAGTCACGCCTCTTGGAACGAATGGTGCTTGCACATTCAGTTTCGGCGGTTCATGGCTGATGAACTCCACCCCCGGCCCCCACTTCCAAGCTCTAAACCACTCATACCAATTCGAGCCGAATCCCTCCCTAGTCACAACCTTTTTCTTTTCACCCACATAATAATTGCAATGAAACTGCGCCGCCTTCCCATAGTCGCCTTCTTTTAGTAGCCCATAGACCGCATCCAGCTTTTCCGCTGTCCAGATTTCGTCAGCATCGATCTCCATCACAACGCCATGATCCACGCCCTGCAGGGCTTCCTTAATCATTTCGATCTTCCCGGCAAAGGGCTTGGCTTGCCAATATACGGAAACATTCCCGCCGGAGATATTGTTTAGATATTCGTGTGTTCCATCAATGGACAGATAATTCTTATGCCATTTGTAGGTGATCTCGTTGCACCAGCGGGTGCATTTCAGCGGCAGAGATACGCCTTCCACGATGCGCCATTGCCAAGGAATCTTTAGCTTTGTAAATTCATCCATGTGCCTTTTGATATAAGGCATTCCATTAAGAACGATGGTGAAGATGGTTAGCATGATCCGTAAAATACAAGTATATCCGGGCAGAAAGACACATCATCGATCCGTGTTACTTTCATCCCCACGCTCTCAATCCACTTGTGGCATTCATTGTGGAGTGATGGGTTGTGCGTTTCAATCGCCACTTTTTGAAGCGTGTAGGCTGATGGCAGTTTGAAAATATATCCCTCGGCGCATTCAATGTCGGCCTTTAAGTGGGTGATTTTATTCTCGGTTATCCATTCAGCAACCTGCTCCATGCTGTTCACGGATTGATTAAGGAACTTGTGTTCTGGATATTGTGTTGAGAATGTTTTGATGTCCTCGGCATTCTGGTCAACGCCCATATAGAACTCTGGCTTTTGGCCGATAAAATAGTGGGGTGTTCCGTAGTTTTCCTTTCGTTCTTCCGCAGTCCAAAATCCGCATCCCAAGTCCAGAACTCTTTTGCCCTTCAAATAAAGATGCCGCCAATGCACCTCTGGCGTTTCCGATGTTATGGTTCCCCTAGTCATAGCTGAAAGATGGCCGCACCGTTCCGCACATTCCAATCCTCCCAGAGCAGTTTGGCAAAGCCCTTCATCTTTTGGTAGTTGTCCCAGTTCTTGATATCGTTGATATCGTCCAATGCGATGATGGCCTTTTCTGACAAGAATGGGCGCACACATCGAAGCTCTGCCTCTCCCGAAAAGGGCGATCCATCAATCAACACAAAATCAAAGTCCACATTATGATCGAAGTGAATGTCCTCGATGGCGTTGGTTGTGTAGGGCTTGGCTAGGTCTAAACATTCCGAATACCAGCCCAGCACCATTTCGCTTGAGTATTGATTGAGATTTGTTTTCCGATTTGTGTAGAACTCCAAGATATCAAACTTGTTCATCCAAAGCCCTCTCATTACGGCGGAGCCTTGAACCGAAACTCCTCCCTTGGCCTCTAGGTTCATGCGATGCCGACCAATGCGATCTGGGTTGATCTCGATGCTGAACAGCTTGTCGGTATGGATGCATTGAGTGGAGCCGTCCCCGGTTCCCCCGCCAATCTCTAGTCCAATCTTTTTGCCTTTGCTATATTCTGCCAAGGCTTTCCCGAAGGAATCGTTGATCGTTACTTCTTGCATAATTTAACCGTGTTTTTTAGAGCCGTCACGATCACATAATTGATGACTGCCTCCTTGTCCTTGGCAAGCAATTTCATGCCAATGCGATAAAGCTCTTTCCCAGCCTTGTCGTCATACTCGATATCCTGCAAAACATACTTGGTCTTGTCTGGCCTAGCCTTTCCGAATCGAATCACACCAAGCCCCTTGGTATTTTTGTTTGTTTTATACAGGCCAATTTGCGGATTTGCGCTTTTCATAAATTGCCTTTCCTTTCTCATAATTGGCGGCTGTGTTATGATTCTTGAAATTATCGTCCTGTTTTGCCCCGGTAAATATGGGGTTTTCATGGGCAAGCACAATGTTCTTTGCCTCAATTACGACCCCATCGTCATAGGCTCTTTGGGTAAATTCGTTGTCTGAATAGATGCCATCCGATTCTTGATAGCTAGGATGGAACAGATGCCCTTGCTTTTTTAGCCTAGATTGCGTCAGGATCGCCATGCAGAGGAGTTTGTCCTGCCGATGCCCATCTGATACTGCCAGCACTTTCTCGGCCTTTGTATCCCCAATAGCGTTCAAAATTAGGGCATCCCAATGTCGGGGTGGAGTCCAGTCGTCACTCATTTGAATAATCACCTCGCCCCTTGCCTGTTTTGCCCCTTGGTTCCATGCGTTGATGATGCCTCCGGGGTTACAGCGGATGCCTCCATGCGGTGCGTAGTTTTCGGGGTCATCGTGATCGACCATGAAAAGCCACTCGATAGAAAGTGGATCGGCGGCCAAGGAAAGCCATTGAAAGCGTCTGTTGTAGGCTGTCTGCGCCCTGCCTCTGGTAGCGTGAACCATTGTGATCTTTGGAGGGTTTAGCCATGCCTTGTTTGCATTGGCAATCTCAGCCGTGTTGCCCACGCACATTGAGGCCGTCCGATATATGTCCAGCGTCTGCCATCGATAGACAGGCTCTTGCAGATTCCAATAGTGAGTGGCTGGGCGGGGAAGCGAGATGGCGGAACGAGCTGACCCCCACGCCTTCACCCATTGGCCTTTGGATGCGTATTGCAAGGCCGTGTAATAATGGGCTTCCCTTCTTTCCGGCTGGCAAGTTATGGCCTCGCCCAAATACTTTAACCTTTCGCCCTCGTCTGGATGGCATCGGCCAAGGTTCAAAAGCACATCATATTTCAGAGTCTCGTCCAGATCGGGGAATGCCAAAGCTCGCTTCCCAGACTCAATCGCCTTGGCGTGTTGGCCGGACAGAAAATACTCCTGTTGCTGGTAATAGAGAGCGTGAGGAGTTCCTTTTAGTTCGTCCTCTAGTATCTTAAAGTTCCGATCAGCACTTGTCTTTTTATAGCCGTGGGGCTTGTGGATTCTCCAAATCTTATCCAGTCCAAACATCTTGCTCTGGTCGAAAGCCACTAGAGTCTCATGAACTCGGTTCCTCCACTCGCAAGTTCCCTTCTTAGAAACTTCTTCCCGCAAGGGGCAAAGGTTGGCGTTCTCCACCCAATACTTTAGGGCTACAAGATGCCCATCCCTTTCTATTAGTTGGTCGATGGCGTATTCAATCGTAGCAACGCCATCCTCGGCCATAACGTCATCAGCATCCACCCACGCTTGAAACTCGCAGGAACAGGCTCCTAGAGCCAAATTTCGGGCTTCTGCGAAGTCGTCTATGAAAGGCCAATCAGTCTTTTTATTCTTATAGTGAACGATTCTAGCACCGAGAGCCAATGCGATTTCCTCGGTTCGGTCTGGCGTAGCTGACCCCCTAGCAATACATACAACCATCTCTTTTGCGACTGGGGCAAACGATTTAAGGCAACGCTCAATGTAGGCTTCTTCATTTCCCGCAATTAAATATATGGAAAGATCGTGCTTCATTCAAGAGGATTTCAGTTAGGATTTCTCTCTACTTTTATATGTCAATAGAAAGAAAAAGGGGGAGCAGGTTATTCACCCACTCCCCCTTCCTCAGAGGAACCAGACTAGAACCAGAGATCAGCTATAGTTCGTGGTGATACGCACAGCGGCGTTCGCATCGATCACAACTTCAGCGGTGTTCATGCGAACACGGAGAACATTGGAGCGGCGAGCGTCATCACGGTAGGTTTCGGAGATGAAGCCACCCGGAGCGTCATCAGCCCACACGAGGGTGCGACCAACTCCGCCAGCGGTGAACTCACCACCCTGCAAGTTGGCAACGATGATCTTGGTGTCGGGGATGATAAACGAGCCAGAGTAGGCCAAGTTCTTGTTGGCGGTGTTACGAGCCGCACGACCAATCAGAACCTTCTCCACGCCCAGACCAGCGGCGACCTGTTGCTCGGAGAGCAAGCGAGGGCCAACATCGGAGATAACTCCGAAGAACATATTTTGCAGGAGGGTGCTCCGGCGGATACGCTCAAACACATTGGCCGACATGAGAACCGCATTGGCCTCATAGCCGAGCTTGTTGAGGGACAACTTGGCCGCCGCAACGTCCGCAGGGGCGTTGATGGTGGTCAAGAGAGCCTCGGTGTAATTAACCAAGGGGCTGGCATCAGCCGTGGTGAACGGAGTAGTAGAAGCCCAGAGGAGATCGCTAACCCGCTTCTCATGGGAGAGCTTCAACTGGCGCAAGAGGAACTTGGCCGAAGAGGCTTCGATGGAGAAGAATCGGTTAAGATCGGCCTTGAAGCTGTCGTCCAGATATTCGGTCAAACCATACTCTTGAGTCGTATAGGTTGCCGAAGTATAGGAGCGAGAGATCGCCGCATACTCGGAAGCGATATCCCGCTTGAGGGCGTCCGCATTACGCAGATCAGCACCAGCGAGAGTAGCTTTGAGGTAGATTCCAGATTTCGCAGGGACATTGAGCAGAGGGAGAGCTTCCGCACCGATCAAGCCGATATCACTCGGGCCTTCGATCAATGCTTGATTGATGTCCGCCCGGATCGTTGTTCCGCCAGAGATAAATGACATGGTATTTTATTCTTTCTTGGTTAGTTTTTCAGTTGATTAGAACAACGGAACAGCGATCTCAATAACCGCCGAAGTTGCCGTGGCCGCCTCGAGGGCGATGCCAGCCGTGCCAATATTGGCCGCCAGCGTGGTGCATTGTCCGGCATTGTCCCATTTCAGCACATCACCAACCGCCGCAGTTCCCGAAACGGTCACTAGGAGCGTGGGGTGAAACAACTTCACTGTCCCTGCGTCACCAGCGGCAACATCCTGTTGCACGATGCCGATAGCTCTGGTTGATCCAGTAACAGCAACAATCGCCTCGCCCGCCGTAACCGTGCTGGGCTGAACCGCACGAAAAGCGGAGATGGCCGTTGAAAAGCCGAATGTCCGATAAAGTCCGTCAATCTGTGAACTCATTGTTTTTTATCCTTTGTTAGATTTTGGTGATGCCCCGGCTCAACGCCTCGGCATATTCTTGGGGGTTGGAGAGCATCACGGCCTTCATGGCCGAGAGCTTCGAAGTCGCATAGTCGGGGTGAGCCGACACAAGGGCTTCAAAAGTTTTGGGTTCGACTTTGGCTTCGACCTTTTCCTCGACAACAGGGCTGGCGGGGATGGGCTTGATGCCAAATTCAACGAGGGCTTGCTTCACAAGCTCGCTCATGTTCGTGTCCTTTTTCTCCTCGGAAGGAGTTTCGGCAACAGGAGCTTCCTCTTTTTTGGTTTCTTCTTTGGGGGTTACGATGGCTTCGAGAGCTTCCATGCGCTTCATCAAAGCCTCCATCTGCTGTTTATATTCGTCCATATTTGGTTTTCCTTGATTGTCAAGTATTGGGTCAGACTCAACTACTGCTTGTTTAATATCGGCGGGGACACTTTGCCCTCCTGCCACATAGCCCAATTTTGATCCGACAGCGAAAACCAGCATATCCTGTTCGACTCCCGCAAAGTCCTTGAATCTCTCGTTGGAGGCGGGGGAACTCACCAGATCGGCAGAGGCAATGCTCTGAGGTCGAATATAGTCCTTGCCGTTGATGGTCTCGGATTCATTCATAAAGGCTAAGGAAACGCCAAACTGATCGGGAGCTTCGTCTGCCATCTCTTTAATAAGGGCGTAATGGGGCGAGCTTTTGAGGAGGTGTAGATCGGCCTTGAGCTTGTCCCCTTCGATGCGGGGGTTGCGAGCATAGCCGACAACGCTTTCCAATCCCGATCCGTGATTTAATTTACATTTCACTCCATTCGGGGCGGACTTCATTAGCTGATAAGCCTGTTCCAAGCTGGTCTTATCGATGTAGAGATCGTGGCCTTTGGCTTCTCCTTGGCTCAAGATATACACGGCGGGAATGATGCTGGCATCCTCTAGCGACTTGTTGCGTCTCTGTTTCTTTTTCCAGTCCCGATAGGTCTGGTAGGCAATCGCCGCCCTTTGCTTTACATTGGGATAATCCTTGACCGCAGTTTCGTTTCCCATGAAGCGACCAACAAAGTCCTTGATCTTGTCTTTCTTTTCTGGGCTGGGTAGGGGCATAAGATTAGGCTAGGGTTAAGAGATACTTAAGGCGATTGACCGCACCCAAGATTTCGTCTCTGATGTTTAGAAGATCGCTGTCTCCCTCGGCCAAGTAGCCGGGAAGCTCGTCCGACAAGAAAGCAATGAAGTCATCGTTGTATTCCCCGAAGGATTCCGGGGAGTAGTTGTCCAGTTCAATGCCAAAGACAGAAGCCGAGACGATCCGGCCATACTTTCCAAAGAAGGTTTCTAGGAAATTGTCGATCTTGTCATCCAGCATTTCGTAGGCATTTCCGAAGCTCTTGTGCTGGCTATAAGATTTTGTCTGCCAATGAAATATCCGCAACTGATTCTGGTAGGTCAGAAGGGAAGTAAGGATTGTCTCGCCGTTGGCGTTTTCCATGAGCTAGTCCTTCTTGTCAATTTTCTTGTCGGTCATCGGCCCACCAACAATCCATGCGTCACAAGTCCTCTTGGCCGCACACTTGAAATCAAAGATTTCGCAATAACCAAGATCGCCACCGATAGCCACTTCGTTTGCGTCCTCGCCTATCCCCTTCTTGATACATCCTAAGAGCTTGTTGGTCTGGTTGAATGCGGCGCAATTCCCGCAGAGCATCTTTTTGGCCGTCTCTACATCCCCTTGAAATTCGTTGGCCTTTGCTTTCCAGTAATCCTCGTTTGGCTCGTTGGGGTTGGCGGGGCCATAGTTGGCATCGTCCACGGCGGTCTGCCTGTTCTCAAGATTGGTCTTAATATCTTGCGTGGCGATAGGGCAAGCGGAGGGTTCCTCTAGATTTTCGTCTCGGCTGTTCATTTGCTTAACCAGCTTCTTTGCCCAAGCATAACCAGCGTCTCCGCCCCAAAGTTGCCATGCCTGCCAGCCTTTACCCTGCTCGTCCCAAGTGCTTCCTTGTTTATCGACCTCATGCCGATCAAAAAAAGCCTTCATGCGCCTAGCTGTGTCCGGGGAGATCGTCTTTCCATTCGACAAATCTCTAGCCCTAGCGATGCCCACCGCCGTTCCGCCTCGCTGACTGGCTGGCTTTTTGTCCCTAACTTCCAGCC